GCTCCTGCCGCGGATAGTTGTCACTCTGGCAATCGTCGTCAAGGTGAGAATAGTCCGTAGGTAGGGGTCGGGCCAGTCCGTCACTGGGCTGGCCCTCTCCTTCTGCCTTACCATGCCGTGCCTTCCCGTCGCCGGGGATAATTCGGGCTATTCGAGGGTCGCCGCCTCGTAACAAGCGGGCTATTCGACTGAACGCTGGGTCGTAACAAGCAGCGTCGCCGTCGCCGGGCGCCTTCGCGGGCTATTCGACCGTCTGCCGGGTCGTTGAAGCGGGCATTTCGCAAGCAATCCGCACAACCCATGCAGAAGGTCATGCGCCATGGCTGACATGAATGTCACGCCCGCCCGCCCCAACTTAACGCCCATTATATGGGACTCAGAGTTTTGGGTTGAGTACATAAGAAGGAATCAGTTCAGCGTTTATTTCGGCACCACTGAAAACGCGATGATCCAGCTCCAGACCGATCTCACCAGAAAGAATGGTGACTCGGTCATGTTCCCGATGGTGCGCAACCTGGTGGGAGCTGGCGTCACTGGCAATACGATATTGGAGGGCAATGAGGAAATCCTCAATGCCCGAAGCCTGAAGCTGACCGTTGCTGCCTTCCGGCACGCCGTCGCGGTGTCGGACTGGGATACCCAGAAGTCGGTCATCGACCTGCGCAACGCCGCGCGCACCGTGCTGATGAACTGGAGCACGGCGAAGCTGAGGAATGATATCATCAGCAGCCTCGGTGCGATCACCGGAGATACCTACCTACAGGTGTCATACGGCGCCGCCACCGCCGCGCAGCGCAATTACTGGACCTCCAACAACTGGCCGTCGCCGACCAACCGCGTGCTCTACGGCCACCTCAAGAGCAACGGGTCGTCCAACGTGATGGCAACGGCGCTGGCTACCATCGCGCCGGCGTCGGATCTGCTCTCGTCCTCGATCATCACGCTGGCCAAGCGCATGGCCCGCACTGCAAGCCCGGCGATCCGGCCGCTGCGGATCAATAACGACGAAGAGTGGTATGTGCTGTTCGTGCCGAGCCTCGCATTCCGTGACTTGATGAAAGACTCGGTGATCACGAACGCGTTGCAGTATGCCTGGAACAGGGGCTCAGATAACCCGCTGTTCACGGCTGGGGATATCCTGTTCGACGGGGTCATCATCCGGGAAATCCCCGAACTGCCGATCTTGACCGGGGTGGGCTCAGGGCCGTCCGACGTCGGCGCCTGCTACCTGTGCGGCGCTCAGGCACTCGGCATCGCCTACGCCCAACGCACCACGAGCACAACTAATACTAGAGACTATGGGTACATGCACGGCGTAGGGTTGCAAGAAATCAGGGGTATTGGCAAACTTCGCTTCGGCACTGATCCAACCACCGATGAAGTAAAGCCAGTCGACAACGGGATCGTAACGATTTTCGTGAGCACGCCGCCTGACGCGTAATGACTTTCGGCCCCGTATAATGCTATACTGTGCGGAGGCAGGGGTGTTGCAACCACCTCCTGCCCCCTGGCCACAACTGATGAGTGAGCATCAATCATGGTTATCCAATACCTGCCATATACGGGGCCGATCGTCACGCGTGCCGAAGCTAAAGCTGCGGGCCTTAAGCGCTACTTCATGGGGCCTGATCGTCCATGCCGTCGCCACGGGCATGTCAGTGAACGAACGACGAGTGATGGCCAATGTATTGCCTGCACGCATGTGACCTCGATGTCGGAGGAGCAGCTGCTTAAGGAGCGTCGCCGCATCAAGGTTCGCGACGACAAAAACCGGGGCGCGTTAAACGAGAAGGCGCGCAAGCGCCGCCGGGAAGTCAGGGCAAACATGACGCAGGATGAGAAAAGCGCGGCATGGCGCGCGAACTACGAACGCTGGCGTCCATCTATGACCGCCTCAGTCAGAAGGTGGCAAGCCAAAAATAAAGAATATCTAAGGATATATCGCGCGCTGCATAAGGATGAGGAGATCGCAAACGCCAGACGGCGCAATGCAGAAAACCCCGAAATCCGCCGCGGAGATGCCAGACGCTGGCGCGAACGATATCCTGAGAAGGTTCAGCGCTGGCGCAAGAACAACCCAGAGGCAGCACGCGCCATCAAGCATCGCCGGCGTGCGCGGCAGAACGCTGCAGAAGGCTCGCATACCGCAGATGAGTTGAGGACACTTTTCACTGACCAGAATGGCAAGTGTGTTTACTGCGAGGTCGCTCTGGATAAGGGCTATTGCGCTGATCACATCGTGCCGCTGGCTAGTGGGGGCTCCAACTGGATCAGCAACATCCAACTGCTCTGCCGGTCCTGCAACGCTAAGAAATGGGCCACAGATCCCGACGAATACGCCAGACGCCTTCGCTCACGAAAGGAGTAACCCCATGTCAGGCACAACACCCGAAGCCCCCAAGCCCGACCCGGATCGCGCCAAGGCCACCCAAGGCGCGCAGGTCATTCTCGACCCGAAGAGCGATGCGGCACTCGGCGCGAAAGGCGGTGCGTTCGCCAACATCGAGGATAATACCAACTTCCGCAACGCCGGCCTGATCGCCGCCAACCTCGATCCGCTCGGGCCAAGCGCACAGCTGACTGATCTGCCACCCAATACGCCGGCGCCAGTCGTTCCCGTCGTCGCCAGCACCACCGGCAGCGATACCGTGACGGGCGGCGCCGGTAACGACACGATGATCGGCGGGACGGCGTAGCGTCCCGTGACCGTCTCCGTCTCGACCATCGCTGAACGCGTCCTGCGACGCCTGGGCGTGTCCATCGTGCCGCTGGACGATAGCCCCGTGATGACCGAGATGGTTCCCGTCGCCACCATCGCGACGATGGCGCTCACTGAGTTGGGCGTCATCGCCGCCGATGAAACCCCGACAGCGTCCGACCAGGCGCTGGCGCTGGATAAGGTGGCGTCAGTGCATGGCGCGCTCGATGCCCAAGGGCTGGTGTGGTGGGACGCCACCGCCGTGCCGCGCGCGTTCGCTGAGGAATACGTCAAGCTGACCTCGCAGGCTGCGGCGTCGTCCTTCGGCAAGAGCGGCGATCCGCAGCTCGTGCAGTTCCTCGAGGCGCGGGTGCGGCGCGGGGTGATGGAGATATCCGGCCACGACATCGCCGTCGAGGCGGTGATGGCGGTGCATAACAACCTGCTCGCCCGCGGCCTCGCACGATGGTCGTCGCAGGACATACCGGAGTGGGCTTCCGGCCCCTACGAAGTGATCGCTGCCGACTACTGCGCGCCCAAGTTCGACAAACAGGTGGACAACGACGACCTGACGATGGCGTGGCGCGCGCTCGCGCAGATCATCGCGTTGCCGACCAGCGGGCAGACCGTGCAGGCACAGTACTTCTAGGCACTCCATGGCATACAAAATCGCCTATTCGGATTACCCCGGCACCGACACCGGGCCGCCGGACCCTGAGCGCTGGGTTGGGCCGCCGGGGCCTCCTGGTCCGCAGGGACCGCTTGGTCCGGTGGGTCCGGCGAGCAATGTGCCAGGTCCTACAGGACCAATCGGGCCGGCCGGTCCAACAGGCCCTGTCGGCCCACAGGGGCCCATCGGCTTGCCCGGCACATCACAGGTCTATGTCGGCGGCTGGAATGCGTCGACAAATACGCCGACGATGACATCTGGTGCGTTGGTCAACGGCGTGTTGTCGCCAGTAGGCAACTACTACATCGTCACGGTTGGCGGCACCACGGCGGCGATCGACGGCACTACGGTGTGGAATGCCGGCGACTACATCACCTCCAACGGCACCGTGTGGACGCGCGTGCAGGCGTCTGGATCGGCGTATTTACCGCTGACGGGAGGCACGGTTTCCGGCGCGACAACGTTCTCTGCCGCCAGCAATCCGCTAACGATTGGTGCTTCCGGTCAGAGCACTTTTTCGTTCGCGCCCGGCGCTTCGACAGCTAACACCGCGTTTATCAACTCTAATGGTAGCATCGGATTTGGACCGGGCAATGCTGCCGGGTTTGGTGTCAATCTCGGAAGCGGCCTGTCTTCGTTTGGCACGATCGCGACTGCCGCGTATGCAACCGGCGGTAACGCCAACGATGGCGCTACCGGCAACACTTTCACCGTCAACAACATCCTGCGCTCTAATTTCTATCGCACCACTGGTGCCACTTACAACGGCAGCGGGAGCACGAACGGCGTCAGCATCCTGTCCTTCACGAACAACTGGACCGGCGGGTTTGGGTCCAACAACAATATGCTGAACTTGAATATCCCGACCGATCAGGTGACCTCGCAACCGCCTGCGCCGATCAGGGTTACACACAACTTCGGTGGCGGCTCGGCAGTCGGCGGTCGCGGCGGTTCGACCTTCCAGATGAACCAAGTCGGCGCTGTAGCCGGCCCCGCCGGTGCGCAGAATGTCGTCGCCAATTTCTGGTTCACAACCAGCTACGGCTTCGGTGGCACTGGCCCCGGTGCTGCGGCTGCTGGTTACGCTTATTGCCTCAACCCGCAAATGGCGTTGCAGCCAGGCGCCGGCTATTGGGCGCTGGCTAATGCGCTCGGTGAAATCGACATCCGGGTTGTCGGCACATCGCAGACCATGACGATCGCCGGCACCGCGACGGCGGGTGATGTGATCTCGATCACCTTCGCGAATGCCGCCATCACCGGCTCTCCGGTTACCGTGACCTATACAGTCGGAACGGCTCAGACCGTCCCGGCTATCGCCAATGGCGTGCTGGCGGCGATCTGGGCCAACAGCGCGCTAACCTATGCCGGAGTGTCGGCGACGATCGCGAATGGCACCGGCCAGATCACCCTCTGCTGGCCGCTGGAAATGGGCACCGTCACGGTGACCCGTGCGGTCAGTGGTGCCGCGACGGAAACCGTGACATTCGGTTCGGTGGTTGCCGGTGCCAGTGCCGACGTGAAAAACGGCATGACCATCGTTCGCGAAGGTGCCGATACCGGGCCGCCGATGACTGACAGCGCGGCGATTGCTGTCGGCGATCAGCCAACCTCGCCAGCGGCGGCATGGCGCAACGGCATCCAATTTGGTGGCAGAAGCTCGCAATGGCCGATTGCGCCGCGTGGCACGATTATCCAGGCGACCAGTTCGAACGTGGTCAATGGTGTCAGTAAGTCGCAGCCGATGGTGCCGGCTCTGGCAACGTTAGGGATTGACTTCAGCAAGGTGAATTTCACCCAGCAGTCCGGCAACGCGCTGGCAATGCCTGGGTTCCGTCTCGATGGTGCGGGCAACGCGTATCACGGCGTGGCTCGCGTCGGGATGGGTTCCTCCGGATTGGTGATCGATAGCGTCGGCTGGACCGGAAGCGGTAATGCTTCTGTGGTGGCTGGCGGAGGCAGCGGCGGAACTGGTTTATCCGTCAACGCTTACTTCGTTGGCGACGTAATCTATGATGATCTTGGCGGCCAGCACATCGTAACCGGCGTCAATCCGGCAAATGGCGCGGTTACTGCCCTGACGACCGTTGTGCAGCCTTCCGGGCCGGCAGGATCGGCGCCGGCAGGGACGCGCAACACAACCGGCGGCTCCGGCGTCAATCTGACGGTCGGCATTACTTGGGTTGCTGCGACCACCCTCTCCCTCAACCCCTCCGGCGGCCCGGTGACCGTAACCGGCGGGTTGCAGGCAATCGGCGGCTTCACGTCAGGCAACAACGGCGCAGCCGGCACGGCGATCATACTCAATGGACTAGCCGCCAACCTCCGCCGCATCGAGGTCATGACTTCTGGCAGTCTGCGCTGGCGGTTCGGCGGCAGCAGCGACGCAGAAAGCGGCGGTGGTCTCGGCTCCAGCTTCTTCATCAACGGCTACAACGACAGCGGCGCATTGGTCGGCAGTGCCATGACCATCAATCGATCAACGCTGCAAACGGCTATGCCGCGCATCAGGCTCGGGCAGACGTTCAACTACACCGGCCAAACGCCGAGCAACGACTTTGCCGGCTTCAACATGTCGTCCAATTACACCGGTTCAACCGATGGCTCTGGTTGGGTGAACCTGAACGGCTACGCGATTAACACAGACACGTTGGACGCAGGGGCCTCACAGCAAGCTATCGGCTTCAATATCGCGCACAATATCGGCGGCACAGGCATAACTGGCGGTCGCACGTTGTTCCGCGGCCAGTTAACTTCAAACGGCGCCTTCCCGGCGAACGGCAATTACCAGGGCATCGTTTCGTCGGTCACCATGCAGCATTCGTCCGGTGGCACCGATTTGTATGGCGGCGCCTCGGGCGTGGCGTTTGGCGGAGCCGTCTATGGCTCCCTCGCATCTGGCGCAACGAACTGGCGCGGCGTCGTCGGATTGGAAATCGACTATGCCGTTGGCACGGGGGCCACTGCGGGCGGCGTCAACGGATTGCAGGTCTCGCGCTTTTCGTCGCACGCTTACTCTCCCACCATATGGGAAGCTGATACCTGCATATGTATCGGTTCGGCGGCGCCAGCCAATCAGGCTAAGCTGGGGTTCTCGGTCGGGCAGGGCAACGGCAACTGGCCGATCGACAACACCAACGGCCGGATGATCGGTAGTGCTTTCACCAACAACTGGTGGAACACAGTGCCGATGCAGGCGCGGCAGGGCCTGGACTGGTATAACGTCGATTGCACCAACACGGCACTGCGGATACGGGGCTTTTCGGTCCTTGGTAGCGGCCGTGCGCTGCCGGCAGGAACGGTGCAAGTCGGCGGGGCGTATTTATCTTCGCCATCCGGCGGCGCCGTGGCGCTCGATGTGGTGGGCAGCGTCTGCACGGCAGCCGCCATTGCAACAGGCGGCATAAATTTGTCGGTTGGTACCGCCTTAGTGCATGACGATACGGGCACGTTGGCCTTTGTCTCGACGGTGAGCGGCGGCGTGGCGACAGCGGTTACCTTGGTGGCAAACACTGGGTCAGCACTTACGCCACCCACCAACCCGGTCACCTTCCGCGTCTCAACCCATGCTGCACTGACCCTGCCCGGCGTTCCTACGGCTCCAACGCTGAACCTGACATGGACCGCAGCCAGCGGCCTGTCGCTCAACCCCACAGGCGCCCGCATCGGGTTCAACGGCACCGCGCCAATTACGCGACCGACAGTCTCTGGGGCTAAAGGTGGGAATGCGGCTCTGGGTTCCTTGCTAAGTGCCTTAGCTGCATATGGTTTGGTCACGGATTCTACCAGTGCGTGATCTAGATGCTTGGGAGCCCAAGCTGGGTAGTGGCGCTATCCTTTGTCCGCTTAAGATAGGCTGCAAGCTTCAGCAGAACATTTGGGTCGTCGCGGACCATCCCGAGAGCAACGTTGCAGTTGCTGCAAAGCCATCCTCTGAAGTGATGTTTGTTGTGGCTATGGTCGAAGATGATGGGGCGGTCGTTGCGACCACAGACCTCACAGCAGCTTGGTTTCGGGCGACCGGCGCGCGCTTCTCTTCTACGGTTGTTGTATTCAATGTTGATGTTCGGATTCTTCTCATACTGTTTCTTGCGGCATGCGGCGCGCCTTTCCTTTACGGCAATCAATGCATTCGTGATGCGTCTCTTGGCATTGATCTCCTCTCTATTGGCGGCGTAGTAGGCCCGCTTGCGAGCGAGGAAATGTTCTCTGTTGGCGGCGATACGCGCGGCTGCCTGTTCTGCAAATTTCCCTTTGTTGGCGGCACGATAGGCGCGCATATAAACCCGCTGATAATCGCGGTTGTATGCAACTGCCTTCTCTTTGTCCTTATATGGCACAGCCTTCGGTCCTTTCGCGGAGGATCGGCGGTTAGGGGCGGCCTCGGTGTTTCCAGCACCGCTGCTGCCCCGACTTATATAACAAACCAGCAACGGAAGCCAACCACCGCTTGAGGCACACATGAGCGACACGCAGATATCCCCCGAGCAGCGATTGACGGTGACGATGACGGCGCAGCAGTGGTGGCTGCTGCAGCAGTTGCTGGCTGAACCATTCAAAACGTCACAGCAGTTTATCTCGGAGATCCAGCGGCAGTGCTTGGCACAGGCTAATATGGAGCCGCTGCCTTCGCATATGCCAATGCGTGCCAATGGCGGAATGGCAGATGCCGCGCGATCCTGACTTCGACGTTGCCGCCGCATCCGGCAGCGGGCGCACCCTCTCTATCACGGTGCCCTACAACCGCGCACCCAACCACGTCCCGCGCCGCGACCTGGTGGTAGGCGGCGCCGACAGCCTGTGGCTCGAGGTCTCGGTCATCCAATACGACGATCCCTCCGCCGAGGCGATCACCCTGACCGGCGGCATTGGCGGCCCGGCGCTGCGGATGGCCGTATGGCCGGTCAGCGACGACCCGACGTCGTGGGACTACGGCCTACCGACACCGGCCTGTGGCACGCTCCTGTGGTCCGGGAACGGCACCGTATCGGCGACCCAGGTCGGCACCTTCGATATGCAGATCCCGGTCGGCACGCTGGCCGCCTGGCCATGCCGCGTCGCCTACGGCCTGCAACTCGATTACGACGGCAACGCCGGGTCCGAACTGCTCTGCGCCGGCATCGTGCATCTCCGCCGCGTGCAGTTCGGTTCGCCGGCAAGCACTGCTGCCGGGTCCTACCTGCTGACCGATGACAGCATCCCGGTGCTCGAGGACGACACCACCCATGTGCTTGCGTAGGAGCTAGCCATGTCCACCACAATCGGCGGCATTCGCATCGAAGACATGCCGGACCTTGGCACGTTCACTTCCGATAGCTCCATCGTCGGTGAGCATGGCGGGTCGGGTCGCTTCAGCGCGTCGGCGCTGTCCAGCTATTTCCTGCCAATCTCGGGCGGGACTGTCACCGGCGATACCAATTTCTACAGCACTGACTGGCAAGCGGCATTGGTGAGTTGGCCCAGCACGGCGTCGCATGTGCAGGTATTGTCGCCCGATGGCCGGATGGCACTCACCGGGGCATCCGACACCGCCCACTCCGGCGGCGTCACCTATCCGGTTGCCATCGGGGTTTCCGGCTTCGGCTTTGCCAATCTCACCGGCACTTTCACCACCGGCTCGAATGGCCAGGCGTGGGGCGGCTACTTCGAGAGCCGGATTTATCCCGGCGTCAACTCGTGTGCCTGGGGTATCGAGGTCGACGTTTGCAATGTGTCCGGCACCGCCAGCGGCTTCCTGACCCCTTATGTGAAGCCATCGGCGATATCAGTCGGCATCAATCTCGCCAGCGGCGGTGGAGTTGCCAGCGATACGCCTCCGCTGACCGCATACGCCTCAACCGCCGGCATCTACTTCCAAAACAACGGTGGTCCGTTCAATACCGGGATCGTCTTCGCGCATGACGCAATAACGCTATCGGGCGGCACTACCGGCACCGGCACGGCGATTGCTCTAGCCACCGGTCACGTCATGCAGTGGACCATGGCGGACAATACGCCAGGCCCGGCGATCTACAGTATCCAGAGCACCGGTCAGCCTGCTCAGTTGGTGTTCGACAATCACACCGCATATCTGCGCAACGGACCAACGGCAACACCGCTTCTCGGGGTCGATACGACGGCACTCAGTACAACCGGCACCACCTCCGTTTCGCTATGCGCGGTCAACAACGCCGGCGCGTCCTACATCCAGGTCTCGCTCGGCGCGCCCGACAGCGGGGGCACCGGGTTCCGCGTACTGCGCGTGCCGAACTGATGTCCGGATCGCAACAGGCCGCCCCTCGCGGCATGCAACGCCTGCCGTTTCCGCTGGACAGCTACACCCACGAGTCGCTGCCACTGTCAGCTAAGCGGCTGATCAACGTCTGTTCCGAACAGGCGCCGGATGACGCCCGCACAAAGGGGGCGCTGATCTCGACGACCGGGTTGCAGGTGTATCTGAATGTCGGCACCGGGCCGATCGTCGCCCTGTGCGGTGACTATCCCGGCGTGACCTATGTCGTCAGCGGCACCCGGGCCTATCGGATCAGGTTCCTGATCGATGGCACGACGCCGATCGATGACCTTGGCGACGTCGGCTCGCCAAGTATCGGCTCAATCGCGCCCTACCGACTGATGGTCACCATCGCCGCCGATACCATCGGTGCGGTGATCTGCGTGCCCCCCAACGCATTCACCTGCACGCACTCCGGGTCGCTGAACCAGCTCGGCGGGACGTTTCCAGGGAATGCGACATCGGTCGCCTACGTAGACGGTTACTACGGGTTCACCTCGTCCGATGCCTACCAGAAGTTTTTTATCTCTCACCTGCTCGACCCGACAAACTTCGATGCGCTCGACTTCGCCTATGCCGACGCGATGCCGAATAACATCTATCAGGTCATCTCGCACCGTGGCGAGTTCTGGCTGCTGGGCGATAACGGCCACGAGGTGTGGTATGACGCTGGACAGGCCGACTTTCCGTTCCGGCGACGCGCCGGCGGCGTCAGCAACCAAGGTGGCGCGGGGCCACGCTCAACCGCGCGCGGTGACGGATCGGTCTTCTGGGTCGGCTATACCGATATCGTGTTCCGCTCGAACGGCTATGTACCGCAGCGGATCAGCACGCATCCGATTGAGCAGATCATCCGTGCCGCCGGTAGCGCGATCAGCGTTCAGTCGGCGTTCACCTATATCGAGAATGGCCACATCTACTACGTCCTGAACCTGCCGCTGCGGACCTTGGTCTATGACTGCGCGACGCAGACTTGGCACGAACGCAGCAGTAGCCCTGACGGTAGTGGTCGATGGGTGCCGGACAAGGCTACCTATGTTGCGGACCATACGTTGTTCGGTGCCTCCAACAGCAGCAAGATCTACATCGAAGACGCAGCCGGCGCCGAGGAAGGAAGGCAGATGCTGCGACAGTTCACCATGCCGCCGCTTTACGCCGGCACGCGCCGGGCCTTCTGTAGCCGCCTTGAGGTTGAGATGGATAACGGCCATCCAGCCGCCGGCAACGTGACCTTGGATTGGTCCAATGACGGCGGCTATACGTTCCTGGGTGGCCCCCGCGCGATGGTCGCTGATCCAGCGACCGCGGCACGGCGCGTGGTGACCAACCGCCTTGGCTCATTCAGGCAGCGCGTCTATCGCGTGTCCTGCACCGGCAAGACGACGTTCTATGCAGTCGACGCTGATATCCAGGCCGGCGTGACCTGATGTCGACGACGACCACGCGCTTGCAGCCGCCGGCGAACGAGCAGCCGGTGCAGACCGATGGGACGCAGCACACGCAAGCCTGGGCGGCGTTCCACCAGGACGTGGCAGACCAGCTGGCGACACAGGCCGCTCAGATCACCACGTTGCAGCAGACAGTGGGTGCCTCGAAGCATGGCGTCACCGATGGCTCGGACGCGGCGGCCGGCGATATCGGCGAGTATCTGGCGGCGTCAGGCGCGTCGATTGCATTGGTCAACCTGGCAGCGACCGCACTGGTCTCCATTACCTTGACGGCAGGCGATTGGGACGTGTCAGGCAGTGCGACGTTCGCGGCCGGTTCCGGCACTCACCTGAGTTTTGGCGCGGGGATCAATGGCATTGAAGTACAGAACCAAGCCACATTCCCGTCGACCTCTATCACCCAGGCGATGGTGACCGGGGTCAATCGCTATAGCCTGACTACGACGATGACGGTCTCGACCATGGCGCAGGCGCAGTTTACCGGCAGCGTGACAGCGAGCGGGACGATCCGGGCGAGGCGCGTCCGGTGAGGCACTTCCAATGCGTCGCAGTCGGCATCGACGTGCTGCCGCTGGTGCTTGACCTCTATCGGCAGCCTGCGCTGTGGGATGCGAACAGCGACCGCACGCATGATGCGGGATACTTCGCTGGCACGTCCGATATCTGGTGCCGGTTCCGCGCGCGGGAGGAACTGACCTCGGCGGAGGCGTTCGTCGAGCCGCACGTGCCGGTGTTCTATCCCGCCTGGTATGCGCTGCCGCATCTGCGTCCGATCGTGTTCGGCCTGATGGCGCGGGTTGAGGCGGTGCAGCTCGGCGGCGTGCTTATCACGCGCGTTCCCGCAGGCTGCCAGGTGGCGCCGCATGATGACCGCGGGCGCTGGCATCCTGAATGGTTCACCACCAAAGCCTATGTTCCGCTGTCCACCAATCAGCAGTGCTACAGCACGTGTGCCGATGAGCGCGTGGTGATGAACTGCGGAGATGCGTGGCTGTTCGATAACCTCAAGGTGCATTCGACGGTGAACGAGGGGGAGACTGACCGAGTGACGCTCATCGTGTCGATGCGGGTGGAATGAAGCGCGCCAAGCAGCAGCCGATAGGATCGCTCGTCCTTTATGCCGGCATCTTCTGCAAGACGTGGCATGTCGCAGATGCCGGGACGTTGCTGCCGCAGCACGCGCATGACCATCCGCACCTTACCATGGTCATCAAGGGCGCGGTGCGGGTCTGGCGGGACGAGGTGATGGAAGGCGACTATCTGGCGCCGGCTACGCTGAAGATACCGGCGCAGACGCTGCACTCTTTCCTGACGCTGACCGACGACGTCGTTCTGGCATGTATCCACGCTGTCGACGAGACGGGAGAACCGGAGATGTTCGAAGCGCACAATCTCGAACTGGAGGACTGAGGAATGCCGTGGGGCGTGGCCGCGGCTGCGGTTAGTGGCGCTGCTGGGCTTGCTGGCTCGGCGATGCAGTCGAGTGCGGCTGGCAAGGCTGCGGGCGGGGCGCAGCGTAATCTGCAGATGATCCTGCCGCAGATGCAGCAGAATTATAACACCGCTGTGGCTGGCTATCAGCCATTCGCCACGGCCGGACAGCTTAGCCTCACGGACCAGCAGGACCTCTTGGGGCTTAACGGGCCGGATGCGGCATCGGCTGCCATGGCCAAGTTCCAGACCAGCCCGGGCTATCAGTGGTCGGTCCAGCAGGCACTGCGTGGCGTCGATGCGGGTGCGGCGTCACAGGGCATGCTGCGCAGCGGTGCGACGATCAAGGCCGAGCAG